GTGACAATTCTACATAGGCACTTGTCCCTGTATTCCAACGATACAAAATGTTTGTATCTAAGGCAATATAAATTGTATCAGCAACACCAACCAAAGGGAATGCCGCAAAGTTTGCGTATTCTTCAACTGTTCCCGTAAATAAAGACGCCATTTGTGAAAGCGTAATCTTTTTACTTATCCCTGTCGTAGGATCACCTATGATTGTTAAATCAGAAAGCGCGGGCGTTAATTCCGTTGCTAATTGGTTTATTTTTTTTGATTCCATTAATAATTATAATTTGAAGGTACTTGACACCTATTGTTAATAAAAGGAACGCTTAGTGTAGCATCTAATTTTACCCCTGCTAATAAATCCGGATCACTTTCTGTATAAAAAGTAATAGGAAGGTTTTGACTTAAAGTCCACGTTACGATCGAATAATCTTCAGGGTATCTTAACTGCGCGACAATATCACCCGCTACCTGCGTCATATCTGATAAAACTTCCGTTTCATTAGTTTCTTCTATTAGCATACGATCCATAAAATAAAGACTAAAAGAATATGCTATTTCTTTAGGACCAACATTTGCGCCTGTTAAAGTAAAGAACATTGCAGGGTAAGTTACCTCACCATTACTTAATCTTTCCCAAACATCACCAAAATAAACAAAATTAATTTGTTCGTGGGCGTTGCCTATCGTTGTTAGTTCTTTGACTATTTGGTTTAATGTCATTCTTTTTTGCTTTTTCCAAATAAACCTTAAGTTTAGTTTGGTTTTTAATTGTTACTTGTTTACTCATATTTAGCAGCAACCAATATTACCTTGATACCTTTCTTCAAATGTTTTCTTGTGCTTGCCTTCGTAATCATCATTGCAACAGGCATCACCTAACCACATTGAAACCGTGTATCCTTCGTTATCCGGCTTAATTGAATCAATGCCGCTACCAAAGTTTAAATAATTAGGATATAAAGCGTTATTTTGTTTTAAGTATTTAATAAGTCTTTGCTTATAAAATTCTGCCCTTGCTCTGTATCTATTCGCTACGTCAATCATATCCTGCATAGAAGGGTTTTCTTGATTCTCACCCGACTTTCTAATCAATCCTTTATTATAGAATTGATAAGATAATCCTTGCGGTAATTCAGACATTACGAAATAGATTAAACAATCTACAATGTAATCATCTAATAAAGTCGTTTGTAAATTTGTATATGTATTGCTATCAACTGCCGTTTGTAATTCGTTATAAAGCGCTGATCCTAAAGCCGGCAAAATGTACATATCCTGCGCCGTTTTAATTTCAGGCAAAACTAATTTTTCATCTACGTTTGCGTGCAGTCCTGTTCTATCCTTAATAGATTGAACTGATATAAATAATGTGTTCTTGCTCATTCTATTTTCTTGTTACTATGTTTGAAATCCATTCGTGCCTACAACTTGGGGAATGATTGCCGTCCGGTTCTGTATACCAACCGCCACCACGATCGAATACAGAATAACCTAAGCGCGCACTAATTGTTTCTATTTCTGAACGGCTATACATCTTACCTGCCTCTAATAAATATTTACAAAAAGGTCGGCTTGTATCTATATCTGCTTTACTAAATCCTTCTTTCCATTCGTAAGAATAGCGGATTAATAATTCCTTTGTTTGTGGTTTAATCTTTACTAAAATATCCCCTAAAGGCGCAGTTAAAATATGCTCTGTAATTATATTCTCATCATAGCCTTCGCCGATTGCGTATTCCTTTACTTCAACGTAACCATTCTCAATTAAAGTTTTTATAACTTGATTAATAGTATCTATATTTTGATCAAGGGTAGTAGCTAATACTTCCGGCGTTATTCTTTTATCCTTAGACATTAAGTCAAGAACATTAGCCTGTAATTGGCTTACCTCTGTAAACATCTGATATTCTAAATCGTCATTAAAGCGCTTTCTTTGCCTCCAAATATTAAAACCATCCTTAGCCTCACCGAACTCGAAAAACACGCTAAAATCGTCTTTAAACTGCGCTTGATGAGAAACGGGCTGATATTTAGTCATATCGATTCCCGCCTTTTCAAGTAACCACTCTTTTGGCGCTATTTCTTTTAATAGGTTTTCAGTAAATTCGAACCCGATCGGCTCTGTTGGAATAATGCTTAATTCAGGTTCTGCTATCCCTCTAAATTTAGCAAGCATATTAAATACACTTTCAAGGTGCATCTGCTTACTATTTACATAAGTATTCTTAAAGATTTCATACCCGTCACGCATTTCGGAACGGCTACCTAATTTACCCGCCTCTGCAATACCAAAAATTGACGGCGTAGTAATTTGATGCCCGCTAAATATATTAGTTTGAATTAAAGAATCAACACGCCCGAAATCCTCTTTTGTAATATCCGAAGTTCCTAAATCGTCAACTATTGGTTTTCTTTGGCTATCATTTACGAAAGCTAAAATAAACTTCTTGCCATCCGATCCGCTAAATCTATTTGTAAATCTTTTCTCAATATTACGTTTTTCTTCATCTGAAGGTTCGCCATTTGGAAGGGTAATTAACTTACTCGCGCTAAATCCTGTTTGCGCATTTCCTAAAACGTGCTTAGAAACTTCAATATCTGATTCGATATAATTAAGCGCGCCAAAATAACCAGGCAAAGAATAGTAACCCATATTCGGGCGGTATTCTTTTACATAAAGGATTTGCTTACCAACGGGATTAGCCGGATTAAAAGCGCCGTAAACCATAGGCTTTTCGTTTCTATCATTCCATTCCTCTTTATACCAAAATTGCGTATTATCTTTATTAGTACGAACCTTTGAATAATCACAATGCCATATTTCAGCTAATTGCTTAGTAACTGACCAAATTATTTCTAAATAATAACCGCCAAATAATTCAGCATCTAAAGATACTTTGCGCGTTAAATCTTCAAGGCTTTCCATTCGGTTAACCTTCTTAATAAAGGTTTCTGCTTCAGGGCTTCCTTTCCATCCGTTCGCGCTAATATAATGCACCTTACTTTTAATAATAGCGTTATGCTTTGCTGACTTATTAAAAAGGTCAACTAAATAATTAGGATAATCGTTGCGGTCGCCATACTGAATATATCCTTCGCCTTTCTTTTCTTTAAATTCAGGCTGCTTAGCTTCCGCAAATGTTAATACTCTTAAATCCATTATTGTCTTATTTTATAAGTGTCTGTTGTTGAATATTCAGTAAACGCAAAAGGTGTACCGACTAATTCCATTATTCCTGATTCGATCATATTTAATCCGGCAGGATTTGTATTCGTAGTACTTGCCTGTTCATAAACCTCATAATCGTATTGACCATTTAAGGAACTACCAAAATTAGTATTCGTAACAATGCTAAATTCATTGTACCTATCCTTGTACAAACTTATATCAGTAGCGTTTAACATAACAAACTTTACCTCTGTATTCGCGCTTCTATTTGTAAATACAAATAAATAGTTCGGATTAGTTAGTAACTGCTTTTCAGTTAATGTTAAAATAATACTTTGGGTTTGTCCCTTTGTTAACCTGATCATATTAGTATATAGAGAAAATAGCAATTTGTTGCACATTATAAACAAATAAGGCGAATCTGTTTAAAATACGCTGCATTTTGTACAATATATGACACATTATAGTATAAAAAATTTATACCCGAAATGATATAAAAGTAAAGTTTTAGCTTTATTTATACGCGAAAGGGTATAGTTATAACTTTACAAAAAAACCGCCGACCAAATTAATGACCGGCGGCAAACCTATAAACCTATGAAAAACAAACTTATGAACCAGGTGTTTCCAAAGCAGAATAAACTGATTGGTTAACGCTTGGTGCTAATGCAGGTTCAGAACCCGTAAAGGTTAAAGTGAAACCACTTCTATCGCCTTGTGCAGTACCTGTTGAAGCTGCGTTTGCAGTCAAATCAATACCACGTGTTTTTCCTAAATACCAATAGATTCCGTTGCTATCTTTTACAACCGCAACTAAGCTATTTTGTGCTAACAAAAGTAATTCATTTCTTGTGTTAGTTTGTAGTTTGTTTAAAACTATTTGTAATTCCTGACCATAGAACACTGTTCCGTTTGCTACGGATGCAGTCATTGTTTGGTTAAACATTGAAGTATCTTTCACTAAAGCATATTTCCAAAAACGTTTTCCTGTAGCCTTAGTTAAAGCAGTAATTACACCGCTTGCTTCAGTTGAAGTAGTTACGTTTGCAGCCTCAGTAAAATAAACCTCAACGATTCCACCTAAACTATCACGGCAGTCTAAAGTGTATCCTTGTGTTAATGCGCACGCCATTGTTAATTAATTTAATATTTTTAAAAAAAGGGGTGTATATTTCAACACCCCGTATAATTATGCTAAGATAAACTTAACGATCTCATCAGGGAACGCTACGTTTACACCCATTTTGAATTCAGATACAAAACGAACTTGATCAGCTTCTTTTGCATAGAAAATTTCAAACTTTTCTTCTTCGTTTAACAAATCTGTTCCTAAGAACAAGTTGCTTAAACGCATTGCATAAACTTTATTAGTTCCGTTTAAACCTTGTAAAGCTACAACCTTAATAGGAGTGCCCGGCAAGATAAATTCACTATCCGCTTTCACGTCAATAGAATAATGAAATTGATTTGCGTTCTTTAATGCAATAGTGTAAGTTCTGAAAGTATCTTGACCACAGAAGATAGTCATATCGTCAGCAGCAACTACTTGCGCAGGGATTGCAGCGTATACACCATCAAAAATACTGATTACGTTTGCAGCAGTAATTGTACTCAAAGGCGCACCACTAATATAAGTAGAAGCATTTGCAGCAACAACACCTGAAGCAGCACCGATCAATTTTACTAATCCGTCAAACTTATTTAAGTTTACGTTTACACTTGAAGTATCACCCTGCCATAAAGCAGTTTCTAATTGAGCAGCAATAGTCTTCGCTTTCTTATCAGCAAACTCTTGCTCAAAAGGAATAGAATCATACATTGATCCTGTAGGTAATGCTTTTTGTAAATACTTAGCTTCTAAGTCTTTAGGACAAAGTGCTTCGTTTACTTTAATCTTACCAACTGTTACTGTTCTTTGAGTAAAAGTTGTTGAACCTGATGCAGTAAATCCGCAGCTTCCGCCTGCTTGAAATATTGCGTCTGTGTCCATAATGTTAATCGTTTCAGCTGACTTTACGCCAACCATAACGTTACCTGCGCTCTTAATTAAAGATGCAGTCTTTGCGCCTAATACAGAATCAGTTACCAATAAGGCTTCATTTTGCTCTGTGTATGCGGCTAATGCGTCTACGTTAAATGCCATTTTTATTAATTTTTAGTGTTTAAAATTGCTTGTCTATATTTTTCTAATCTCTGACCTTTAATATCACTTGTATTTACAAATGAATTAAAACTATTTGGCTTTTGAATTGGATCTTCGCTTGGTGTATTTGAAAGTGCTTCGATTAATTCAGCTACTTGTGCAAACCCTTGCTTAACTTTATTTTCTAATTCCAAAACTTTTACATCAGATGCGTTTTTAGCTTCAACTAATTCGGCAATTTTTGCTTCAAATTGTTCTGCCATTTCCGCCATCTTTTTGTCTTCTTCTTTTTTAGCTTCAACCTCTGTATCTACTTCGGGTGTTGCTACTACTTCTTTACTTTCGATTTCAACGATAATTCCGTTTTCATCTAAGGTAATTTCTGTGCCGTCCATTAATTCGTGATCCCCTGCAGGTGCAGGCTGACCTTCGATAGTAACAGAACCGCCAATTTCCAAAGCTGAAATCTCAACCTTAGTTCCGTCCATTAAAGAATATTCAGCCATCTCAACCTTAGTTTCATCAACCTTAGTTTCTTCAGCTTGCACTTCCTCAACAGGCGCAGCGTTGTCCTCAAATAAAGCCTTAATTTTTAAAATTGCTTCCTGTGCGTTCATACTTTTTTTATTATATAGTTAAAAAATGAAATGTTTATCACTTAACTTGTGATAATATTTTTTTAATAGCATCTACCATAGACGCAACCTTGTTTACTTCCTTAGGTTTGTAGTTAAATAACCCCTCAACGCTAAAGCCCATAATATCACCATTCTTTACTTTCGCCCAAGCATCTTCATTGTCTACGATCATAGAACCAAACCAACTACCTACCGGCGCATCTTCAAATCCTTTCATTGGCATAATACCACGCGAAGGATCGGAAATAAAACTTTCAAATAATGTAACGCCTTCGAATTGCATATTTGAATTATGCATTAAATTGACGTTACTTTGAAATCCTTTTTTAAAAAACTTTTGTACAATTTTAAGAATAGTATCCGCACTAAAAGCCACATAATAGTCGCCATAAGTAGCATCACTCCTAAAAATAGGTGTATCAGCCAACATAATAGCGCCCGAAATAATACGACGATCTTCATTTGTAACTTCAAATTTTTGGCTTTTATTAAATGCGTTCCAATTCTTTTGAATTGCAGGACGATCTACTAATGCAATAAAGTCGACTTGTGAATCGTCTTCGATATTATCAGTAATGTCTAACATATATATTGGTAATTCTGTATTCATATCCTTAAATAGTTTTTATTTATATATTTATCGTTTATTGAAATCTTGCTCTATTTTCAATTTCTTGCTCTCTTTGTTGTGCGTTATTAATATCGCTTTGAATAACATAAGCGCGAACAGATCCGCCACCTCCACCGCCACCACCGGTAGATCCGCCACCTCCACCACCTCCGGTATTAGGTGCGCCGCCTCCACCCGTATCAGGTAAAGCGCCGCCCATATCACCGCCTCCTGTACTTGGAATACCACCACCTCCGCCACTTAAATCAGGCGCAGCAACATTACCCTCTGAAGCAGACTCATAGTTTTGAGCTTTAATTAAAGCAACTTGTTTATATCCAAACACTAATGCTGCTGCTGCTGCAACCGCACCTAAAACCGGTCCAACTATTGGAATAATTGCAAGAGATTGATAAGCCTGAACTGCTGCTTGTAATGTTCCAATAATAGCTTGCGCAATTTGTGTTTTCTTATTTTGCTCAAAGGCTTTCTTTCTAAGTTTTTCTTCTTCTACTGCATTACCTTTTACTTTTTTAAGGTCTGCGTCAAGCTGCATTTGGTTTACCTTACTTGCTGCAGAAAATATATTATTTATTGCACTTAATGTAGCTGTTGCATAACCTAAATATTCGTTTAATTTTTCTTTATTAAGTTGCTTAACTTGTGCAGCATATTTAGCTTGAATAGCAGTTGTTGCTTTTTCAAATTCCTCTTGCGTTAATTTCTTTTGATTATATTGATCTTGTAGTTCTAATAATTCTTTTTTCTCTGATTCATTAATAAGTTCTTTTCTATTATTATAATATGATTCAGTTCCTTTAATTAACGCTTGCCCGTTTAATTCTAATAATCTTAATTTCTTATCTAATCTTTTTTCTTCTTCAGCTATTTCTATATCTGTTAAATCATCTTCTGCAGTTTGTTTTAACTGATTTCTTATTTCAGTCTTTTCAGTTTCTGATAATTTTATAAAATTCTTATCTTCTTCTAATTCTCTTAAATCCTTATCAAGTTTAGCTAATCTTTCTTCTTTTGCCCTATCGCTTTCATCTTTTATTGCAGCTATCTTAATATCTTTAATTTTCTCATTAAAAGTATTTAGATTATCCTGTTCTTCTTTTTGCTTTTTTTCTAATTCTTCTTTTGCTTTTTTATCAAGTGCCGTTTTATCTGCTTCAAACTTTTCGTTATTAAGTTTAATTAATTCATCCTTAACCTTTTGACTTACTTTTAATTCTTTTATTTCTGCTTCCTTAGCATTTTTATCTATTTCTAATAGCTTTTTAGCCTTAGCAGTTTCATCATCTAATATTGCTAAACTTTTTGCGTTCTGTAATTCAATAAGTAATTTATTAGCAGCCTTTTTATCTTCTTCTTCTTTCTTATTAGCATCATCACGATCTTTTTTTGCTTTTTCAGCAGCCTTTGCATTTGCTTCGGAAGTCTTTTTATTATATTCAGCAGTTAAAACTAATTGCTCGGTTTTTAAATCGCGCATTTGTTTTTGTTCTTCGTCTGTTAGCTTATCTTTTACCTTAGCCGCATTTCTTATATCATTAAGTTCATTTTCAATTCTTTGCTTACTTAATTCGTAAATTTCTTTTTCAGAACCGCCTTGCGCCTTTAATATTTTAATTCTATTTGTAATATCCTCGTTTGCTCTTTTATTAGCAGCCGATAATTTATCTAAATTTCTTTCAGCCTCGCTTGTAATTCCAACAAAGTCTGTAAATTGTTCTACTAATGCACCTACACCTTTTGCTAAAGAACCTAAAGGGCTTTTCTTAATCCAATCAGAAATAGCATCAAAGTTATTAATAACCATACCTAATGCAACGACAAGCGCGCCGATACCGGTCGCTACAATAGCACCCTTTAAAACTTTAAATCCTGTACTTGTTTCTATCGTTGCTACACCAAAGGCACGCTGAACCGCCGCCGCCGTTTTAGTTGCTGCGCTATTAGCTTCGATAAATATAGTTGACGCCTTTATTTGTGTACCTAAGTTTTTAAAGCTATCAATCGAATCACCTAAAGAGTTTAAGCCCTGTGATAAAGCCATTGCCGCATTTACTTTTAATAAAGCCGCTTCAACATCTTTATTTTGTTTACCAAATAAAGCCATAGCACCCTGTAAGGCACTAAATCCGCCTGCTACTCCGGATAAAGCACCCGCAACCGCTTTAAACTTTGCGTCCGGATTAAAGGCATCTGTTAAAGCCTTAGCATCACCGATACGATCTTTTAATTCAGCCGCACGCTTTGCCGCAGTAACTGCTTCTTTAGACGTAGCACCAAATTTATCAGCCATAATAGCAACGTTTGCAGTTGCTTCTTTTAGCTGCGTTCTTAAACTCTTTACCGATTCATCTGTTGCCTCAAATGCTTTATCTAATTTTTGAACGTCCTGTGTTGCCTGCGCGGCATCGGTCGTTACCTTTATACCAATTATTTCGTCTGCCATTAATTCGTGTTTATTACTTTTAATAAATTAACCTGTGTAGTTTTATACTCCATAGGATTATATCCGTCTACCTTATTAAGCCTAAATAAAATTCCATTGATCCATACATATTTACTAAAATCTAAATTGTAAATATCTAACTCATTTAAATAAACTTTACAACTTAATAACTTACTTTCCATATCTGTAATTTCTAAAAGATACGGCTTATGATATGTATTAAATAGATTATTAGTTGGATATGTAGTTACAGGGAATTGTAATTCTTTTGGAACTCCAAAATTAATATCGATAGTTGGAGTAATAGGATCATCTAAATGTCCCGCATATCCGTAAACATTTAAATTAGCTAAATTTGAACCGCCGCCTGTTTCCCCTGATTTT